CGAGTCCCATGAGCCTGATGGCAGGTTCCAAGTTACAGTAATTTCTCCGTAGTCGGTAGACTTAGCGAGTACGGGCGACGCATCAAAGTCCACAAGGGTAGTCGGGCCATAAGTGGCAAGACTATAAAAATTATTACCGTAATAAGCCATTTAGTCCTCTAATTATCCAAATACAATAGCTTGCACAAACAAGCTATTGGAATCTACAGCTACCTTCTGGTCCTGCAAATTACCTGCGGCGTCAATGTAAGCAAGGATTGTTCCAGAGCTGTTCTGCCATTCCTGCAAGTTTGCGGTCTGGCTAGCTGCGCCCTTGATGACCAAGCCCTTAGTAGCAGAGGTAGCCGTAGTGATAGTGCTACCACCAGCAAGCTTCATATACTGAGTGTGGGTATCAGCTACGATACCCTGCTCAATGTTGGCTAGGCGGGAAACTAGGTTAGCGTAAGTAGTGACGCTGTTGCTATAGGTTCCACCAGAGCTAGGGGCGGTAGAAATGTGAGGGTTGACACCCAAAACATTCTCAATAGCATAGACCTCATCTTGAAGCAGGTTTGGGTGCGCAGCGTAAATTACATCCGTACCGTCGACTTTAACTGTAAAGTCGTTTTTAATATTTCCTGGGTAATAAGCGGTCATTTATTCTCCTTAAACAATTCCACCAGTAGCGGTGATAGTAAATACGCCCTCGATAGGGATTTCGTTTACGCTACACACAATAGGGTCAGTGCCTGTCTGGTCTGAGCGTAGGAAGCTACCGCTAGTAGCAGTAGGAGTTGTAACATCAGGGTTACTATTTGCAAACGTAATAGTGTTGTAAGTAGCGCCTGATACAACCGCAGTGCTGACTGCTGTAATGGTGTACGTTCCATTTACAGTAGCGTCTACGCTTGAAACAGTAATTGTTTGTCCGCTAGTAAAAGTAAGTGGGTTAGTAGTTGCGTAGTACAAAGTAGTAACGTTAGACACACGCTTCCAATACAGCGCAGGAGTAGCACGAACTAGCAATGTAACCTGCGAGTAGTCAATACCAGGAACGCCGCTTAGGGCAGATAGTACATATTGAGCAGGTACACGGTCAGCAAAGTACGATGCCGAAGAAGAAATAAGGCTACGAATTGCAGCGTAAGCCTGGCTTACCACTGCGCTTTGCTTGTACTGCGATAGCACGTTAATGCTAACGGTCAGGTCAACTGGTACATAAGTAGGAGGCAGAACTGTAACAGTTACGTTAGGGGCAGTTTTACCTGTCAAGTAAGCCAGCACGTTTGTAGCGTAAGTGTTGAAGTTTGAGCTGGTAGTTCCATTAGTACCCGTAAGGTAACCGTTGTCACCAAGAGGGGCGATGTACAAGTTGACGCTGTTAAAGGTAGATGCGTCAGCTGTAGCCTTAACAATTCCAGGTACTTGAATAGCCAAGTAAGCGTAGTCCTTTAGAGACACTGCGCGGTTTACTGCACGCAACGCCAATGGAGCGTTAAAGCGAATTGAGTCTGTGGTCTCTTCATCAGAACCGCCAGTAGCTGCGGTGTTGGTAGAAGTAACTCCAGCGGTAGCGTTTGTTAAGAAGTACTTAAGAGTATCTCCAAGTACGTTGCCTGCAGAACCAGCGCCTACGCGATAAACCACAACGATGTTTCCAGAGGCGGGCGGAATACGTCCAGAGATACCGTCACCAAATACTAGGTAGGTAGTACCGTTAGCATCGTTAAGCGTAGTAAACACTGCGTCATACATTCCACTGTCAATTAGGGAGCTGACGTAAGTGTAAGGTGTTCCATTGATAGTAACCGCTACGCTGTTCTTGATAACAGGTGCCTGAGACAGAGGGAAAATCTGGTTAGGTGTTCCATCAGAAGTCTTATTAGTTTCCGAAGAAAACGTGTAACCCTGAGTAGCAGTCACTGAGGCAGAGCCAGAAATAGCAACACCACCGCCCGAAATAGTACGCGCAGGAACAGTGACCGCAGCGTCTGTCTCAAATACAATCTGCTGAGACTGGCTGTTTACCACAGTAGTAGTGGCTAGCTGAGTAAGCGCAGGAATAGTAACAGGGCTTGCAGTAGTGTTTGAGAAAGTAATGGTAGTTGTAGCTGGGGTAGTGGTAGTAATCTGGTAGCCAAGAATGTTGGCAATTTCTAGAATGCTATCGCGCTGGCTAGCTGTGGCTAATAGACTCTCATTGGCGGCGCGGTCAATGTAGAAACTGAGCATGTCTCCCATGTAAGAGAACAACTCAATAAGAGTCATACCAAAGTCAGATGGGTCACGGTTAGTCCATGCAGGTAGATAGATTTCTGCAAGCGCTAGCAGGTCATTGCGGATAGACGCGTAGTCACGCGACGTGTAGTCAATCTGCGGTACGTAAGTTAAATTCGTAGCCATTTTAAATCTCCTGTAGGATGTCTCCAGAGCGGTTGAATATAGCTGTCTTTAGTGAAACAGTGTCTAGTTCCGCGCTGGGCAGTTTGTAGCTTACGGTTAGCTCTAAGCCTCCCGTGGTCGGGTTGTACGCAGAGTTCATCTCAATTAAGTTTAAAGAATTTAACTGCTCATTAAAGGCAATAGTTACAGTTCTTTTAATCATTTCTAGCGAGATAGTCTCAGGTTCAAATACGGCATTAAGAACGCCGCTGCCAAAGCTAGGACGGAGCAGTCGCTCTCCAAAACGAGTTAAAAGAACGACTCTAACTCGGTCTCGCCAAATCTGCTTTGCATCACGGGTATTGGCTACACGCCCATACGAGTCAATCTTAAAAGGCAAAGTAATTACATAATCAGCCATTAGAATGTTCCAATCCAGACAGGGAAGTTAGGGTCTCCACCTTCAAAGGCGACCCACACTCCATCAGTTATATTCGGGGAGTAGTTTCCTACAAGAGTTGCGGTTACTACCAAAGATGCGGTAGATGGGTGAGCTGGGGACGTTCCCACAGGGTAGGTGGCCAAAGACAAGTTAGTGGTAGTAGTGTGCCACCATAGCTCTACGTACTCTCCCGCAGACACAGTAAAGACAAAGTTCCAACCCGCAATAATAGAGCCAGGAGTAGTTCCGTGCTTTGAGGGAACAGTTACTAAACCAGTAGAACCTACAACATCAATACCATTTTTGCGTATCCAGATTGCAGCATCTTGAGCAGCGTTATCGGCGTTGCTAAACTGACCTGACCATTGAAAGTTATATGTACCGCTGTGCTGGAATACAACTTTAGACCCATTGGCTAGAGACATTTCAGTAGCTTCATCTATCTGACCAATAGACATGACAGTTGCTGTGTTGGCAGCAGGAGTCTGGGTAGTGTAGTCTGAAAATGCGCCATAAGGAGTTTTGCCCTGACGAGGACCTCCACCAGCAGACCATACCCAGTCAGTAATCTCATCTCCAAATACTTGAGGTATCTGTAGGCGAAGTCGTCCAAATCCATCAGGGTCAACATTGTCAACAATAATTGCGCGGTATACTCCGCCAAAATTAAATTTAGTATCTGGCAAAGAGTCCACCTCGCTTATTATGTACAACGTCTAAACTATTTTGAATAGTAGGGGCTACAGTCAAGTCCCCCTTGTCAGAAACCCAAGATGATTGGGCAACAGTAGGGCCAGAAATGTTAGCCCTGTTCTTTCTAGTAACCAAACTTGATGTCTCAATAGTTTTAATATTTAATGCTTTATTACTAATAAGATTACTAGGTTTAACCACTGTGTTTCTAACATTAGGCACAATGTGTCTAACCCTAATTGCGTTAGGCGCGCTTGGCACATCAGACCTTGTAAGGTCGCCAAGGGAGTCAGCGCCTACAAATAACTGAGTAGTGTACACGTGAACATTCAACGACTCTTCTACAATTTCGTGCTCTGCCGTAAGGATAGTCCAGTAGCCTGAATATTCATTTCCAATACCATCAAGATGCACTGGCATACCAGGGCGCAAAGACGACGTGCCCAAAACTTCTGCATGAGCAGCATAAGGAAACACGCTCTTATCGTCAGCTGCGGCTGACTCAAAAGCAGCGGTCTGGAAGTTGTTGGCTACCGTTTTAGTGGCGTGCTTGTCAAAGAATTCAGGCTGAGAAATCTGGCGAGTAGTCTCAGAGCGTGTTTGCCTGCTGTAGTTAAACTTAACTCCAGTTCTAGGGTCAACACCTGCAACCGAAGTAGCGGACTTGTCTGCGCCTTGGTGAGATAGTGTTTCACCTACAAGAGCCTTAAACGAGTACATCGGGTTAACTGACTTGTGCCCCGCATCGCTCTTTTTAAAAGAAAGCGCTTCGTAGATAAGGTCATTAAAGTCCTGAAGTAAAGGCTGAAAATACAAAGTAGTTCCGTCTGCCCTGAGGAAATAACCGCTCTGCTTAGCAAGCGATACCATAAGTTCCCAGTCAGTTCTACCTGCCTGAGCGACCTGAGGATACACACGAGGGTATGGAACAGTCTTGTAAGCAAATCCGTATTTAGTAGCAATCTGCGCGACAATTTGGTCAGCCGTAATATTTAAATAAACCTTCTGACTTGCTTGGCGCATTACATACGACGCACCAATAAAAGCTACTTCAGTGAAGTTCTTATCTGCTTCTTGAATGTTCTTTATGTGGTGCACATAACCCACGAGTTCTTTATCGTCTATAGTAATTCGCATTAATGACCCAGCCTTTACTTGGCTAGGGGAAATGCCCCAGTCTCTAAAGTAGACCGTAGCGTAGTCATGCTCATAGTTTTGCTGACGATAAACAGCCCTGTGTACGCGCGACGGCTGTAAAGGGCTATTAGGAAATTCAACCTGAATAATTTTAGACATGAGGTATCTTAATAATTGTTCCAGCAGCGATTCTTTGAAGGTCTAAAATCTGCGGGTTGTACTCAGGGATAACCCACCACTTAGAGCTGTCGTTTAGAAACTTCATGGCAATTTGGTCAAAGCGGTCGCCATCTCTCCAGGTGTACTCGGTGTACGACAACCTACCAATGTCAGAAAATGCGTAGAACACTACAGGTGCGGCGTCCCCACCTTGATAGAAAGATATAAAGTCAACTACAGCTCGGTCATACCTAGAGCCCATATAAATAGCCATCTATACTCCTTAGTATGTAGTTCCGTTAGAAGAAGTGTAAGTTCTTGGTTGAGTCTTAGGGGTTTTAGCTGTGCCAGGAGAAGAAGTGTTGCTTCCACTGGTGCCTGCGGTATTAGAGTTAGTGCTAACCTCGTTATTGTTAAGGCCAGAAGTAGCAAGTAGGCTAAGCGCAATAGTCACATCGCTTCTAATAGGGACCATGTTCTTATTAAAAGATGTGTGTGTAACGGTCAAGTTAGTGACGTAGCCTTGGTACGACAACGGGCCAATGTCAATGTTAAGAAGCGTAGGCATTAAGTAGCCAATGTCCGCAGTGCGAATACCTCTAGAGTTTGTCCACGCATTTGCAGTTCCACCGCCTGCACCTACGCCATTAATAGCACTATACAAATATTCAATGTCTGCAATAGTGCCTCGCTCCATCAAGTCCACTAGCTTAGTAGCAATGTCTACTTGAGAACTGTTAGCACTAAAGCCAGTTTTGTAATATGAGGTAAAAGGCATAAGGTCAGACACAGTTACAAAGTGGTTACTTGTCTTTGCGGGGTTAATGTTATTAGGCGCGCTAATATTTGTAACCTTGCCAGCATCCGTCTGTGTAACGGTTCTACCAATGCGGTTATAGATACAAGCAAAGTCATTAGTTCTATCAATTCTTAGATTGATAGATAAAGACTCAGTAGCGGGAAACGCACCAGCAACAGCAATAAGACGGTCTGAAGCGCTTGGGGTAGCATCAAGCTGAACAGCTACGCTTGTGCTAATAGAGTCTGGATTCCACAAGAACTGAAATCCAATGTTTCTATTAGCCTGGTCTGCCACGACAAGCTTTTGGTTACTGTCAAATACAACTAGCTTAGGGTCACTGGCTTTAAACCAAATACGGCCTCTACGGTACATGTCGTTATCATTGCTGTAAACAGTGCTGTTAGGTAAAAGACCGTTTACTTTGGCAGGTTGCAAAGGCAAACTCCACTGGTGAGGAGGCAAGTTCCAATCATAGGTAGCTGGGTCTGCTTGAGTATGCTTAGACGCAGGATTGCCTGGCAGAGCCACCGAGTTAATTGGCTGGAAAGTAGTAGCCTTTACATAGCCTGTGTAAAGCTTTGTAGATGTCTTACCGTTTGAATCTTTGGTGTTCAAAGCCACAGGGGTGTGCATCTTTGAAGTGTCGTAAAGGTCAGGGCGCGCTTGAATTTCAGCCAAAGATACTATTGCGCGCACAACTCCATTAGCGCCCACCTTAGCAACAGGATAAAAGATTTTGCTAGGGTCAGTTCCAGCAGCCACTTTCTTACCTTGGACCGCAGCTTTTTCTGCAGCCGATAGGTTAGTAGTGACCTTGGCGTAAGAGCGCCCAGATGCGCTTCCGTCTGTATTTCCCATTATCTACTAACCGCCATCTTCATACGTGCATCGTCCTCTAGTACACGCTTTACTTCGCGTGCAAGTTTGTGCTCATCCATGTTTGCCCCAGACACGTTAATGTGAACAGTCACATTTCCATACGAAGAACCGCTTGCAGGAGGAGTGTAGTGAGGAGAGCTGTCTCCTCCTCCGTTACCAAATAGGCTGTGAGTAGTCGTGTTAAATAGATGCTTAGGGCCACTACTAGAAGAAGATGACGACGCAGATGCTCCGCTGTAAACGCCACTAGCATTACCTGTAGGGTGCGCTCCATCCTGAAGATAAGGCATGACGTTAAATACCTTAGAAGGATTACTGCTCTCTTCAAGAGCAACGTGCAAGTGCGCACCAGCTGGGCCCTTAGGGTAAACTCCGCCTGAGTAACCGCTAAAGCCAATTTGCTGACCAGCCTTTACTTTACCACCGCTAACAAGACCCGTGCTTAAATGCCCATAGACTGTGTTAAAGCCGTCGTCATGCTTAATACGAATCATGGTTCCAAGGTCGCCCTCAGTACCAGACTTAACTACTTCGCCGTCTTTAATAGCAAATACAGGAGTGCCTGTGCTAGCTCCGAAGTCAGTTCCTCGGTGAGGCTGTTTACGCCAAGGCGCTTGGTTCCAAAACTCACCGTCTCTAGGCACTCGTAAAGTGCCCTGAAGAGGATTATATTCAGCAGAATTGCCAGAAGCAGGAGAGTTTTCTCCGCCAACACCTCCACCTAAAGAGCCCATAATTTGACCCCAAGGGCTACTATCTCCAGTAGCTATGTTTTCAGGGTTTAAGGCTGATAAAACTTCAGCGCCTACAGTAGCTACTTCAGGAGCGACTGCAGCAACATCAGCGCCTACAGTTCCAGCTTCAGCAGCAACAGTACCGCCAAATTTAGTTAGTGCTCTAAAAGCGTTTCCAAATAATTTACCGCCGCCTTTAGCCAATTTTGGTGCTAGTTTATTTAAGCCAAAAAGTCCAGCAGCGCCTGAAAAACCAGATACTATACCGCCCATGATAGTTCCGCCAGCACCATTACCGCCACCAGCAAGCGTTTGAGCAGCCGTCATCATCTGTACAGCCCCACCAAATTGGGCTACAGCCCCAGCAAATGCGTCGGCAGCCGCGCCTAGAACCGCGTTACCTTGCTCTACACCTTGAACACCCGAAGTAGTGTACTTATTAATGTAGTTGTAGCCTTTAGCGTTTCTTGCAGCACCAGAAGCAGCCGAAGAAGGTAGAGCCCCAGTTTGCTGTAATTCATGCTTACTAAATCCTTTACCAGATGCTTTTTGGTATAAAGCTGTAATAACAGCCTGACGAAGTACTGCATCATTACCAAAATACTGGTCCATCATCATGGCAAGTGAGTTGCCAGGAAGCAAAGACAATGAAATGTCTTCAGCAGTAAGCGGTGAGCTACCCGTTTTTTGGCTGTTAATAAGGTTCCACAAGTCATTGGCTACAGCGTCAACACTGCGCGGGTAGCCTTTGGCATCACGTACTTGTATGCCAATCATACGAAGCTTATTAACATTAGCAGCTTGTTGAAGGGCGATGTTGGCTTGAAAACCCCCTTGCAGTCCCACTCCTGGCAAAAGGTTAGAGACTGTTGCGGCACTATTTGCAACAGTGTTGTAGTTTTTTAGCCCAGACATCAATCCATTGCTGTTTCCAAGCATGGCAGCTTGAGCAGCATCCATAGAACTGATGCTTGTACCGCTGTTCATCATGTGCTGAATTTGGTCTCCGCCGTACTGAGTTCCAGCATTTGTACGGGTGTACCCCATAGGGGTGTTAGAACTTACGCCAGCGTAAAAACCAAAGCGTCTACGCGCCATGTCGTTTTCAAGATAATCAGACGGTTTAATTGCTTGAGCTGCGGCAGTAAGAGCAACTTTTCCAGCTTGAGCAAAGGCAGCTGCATACTTCATGCTGCCACTGCCAGGCTCGTCTACGAAGCCTTCAGGAGATTTAAAACCGCGCTTATTGTCGTCTACAAAGCCAGAGTTTTTTGCGCCCGCAGTGTTATTAGCTCCAGAAAATGTCATAGAGCCAGTAGAGGCTGTAGGTGCTGAAGTGCTTTCACCGTAGCTCATAGACGAGCCAGGGCCAGATGCCTTTTTACCGCTTGCTCTAGATAGAGCCGCTCCTACACTTGTAGAGAGCTTGTCAGTGATTCCAAGCTCTCTATTAAGACGCTTAATGCCGTCAATAACGTCATCTACGGCGCGTACCTTTTTAGGGGTGCCGCCCCCAGTTCCAGAGTTTAACATTACTCTACGTCCTTCTCGACCTGGCTATCCAGTTCATACGTTCTCTTACGGACAAACTTCTGATATCAGCAAGCGTCCAACCTGAAAATGCGCGGGATAGTGTTTCGTACTGGTCGAGTAGTTGTTCGTATTCTTGTTGTCTATAGACGAAACAAATCTGCCAACGACAGTGGCATAGCAATAGCCTCGCCACACGCCTCGCAGGTCGTCTTCACCTCATCTAGGCGTGGTCCAGGGTTTCGCTTAAGAATCTCAAGAACGAGAGCCTCTCGGTCAGCCATACCTAGTCGAAGTACAGACGAAGCACCCATGCTAGGGATGCCATTGATATGGGTTACACAGCCAGTAAGAAGTAGAGTGTTTAGCTCTGCGCCTGTCTTGTCAGTGTTCTCCATAATCTTTTTTTGGGTATTTCCAGTAGGTAGGTCTACTGAAATTTCCCCAGCTTTTTTAGATGTGTAAGTAAAAGAGCGGTCATTGATAGGGTCTTCCAAAGACGAGTAAGGCACGTCCTTAGAAAGGTCTACTACAACGTCTAGGTCAGTTCTACAGTGAGGGCATGGAAATGCGTATTCCAAAGTGTCACCAAAAGTAACTCGCCTAATACCAATCAAGATACTGTCACGGTCACCCGAAAGCAATCCATCGATGTCTTCTCGGCTAGCGGTCTCCATACCCAAAGATACAAGACCTCGCTGAAGCATAATCATCAATGCGCGCCCTGCAGACCCCGCCTTAGCGATAGCTTCCTCGTCAATGCCAGTTAGCTCTCGTACTTCAGCGTATTTAACAAGGGAGCCCTCCTTGGTGATAAAACCACCAGGGAGGGTTACCTCATTATTAGAAGGTGCTACAGTTTCAACAATTACTGCTTCAGGTGCTTCAAGGCTTTCAATTGCAGCCTTGATTGACGCTGGGTTGTCTGTCATGTCGTTCACGAATTATGCTCCTAAGTATTTACAGATATTTTAACACATTTTTAGTTGTTAATTAATTATTATTTTGGCTGGGTTGACTTACCGTAGTGACCTACAGTTAGGCCCTCGTGTACAACGGTCATGGTTTCATACATGATTTCGTTGCCCTGAGCGTTTAGGTCGCTGTAGTTAAGGCTGGTAATCCAAGCGTTGTGTACAGTGAACTGCATCTTGTAGGCCTTGCTATTAATAACATCTCCAGCAGCAATGTTTGGTGCACCTGTTACTGGGTGGTCCATTAGGTAGATGTCGATGTCGCAACGGAAGCTCTTTCCGTCAGCGCCAGAGATACCTTCACCGTTTAGAGTTGCGAATAGACCGCGCATCCAAACGATAGCCTGTTCCTGACCGTAGATTGCTCCACGAGTAAAGGTGATTGGGCGGAACTGTGTCTGACCAGGAACCTGGTGCAGGGTAGTGTTCATACCACCCTCACGGTACTGGATAGAGTTAGTCTCAATGCTTAGACCAGAAATCTGGCTAAAGCCACCACTGAAGGACTTGATGCGGTTGTCAAACAACGCAACAGTGTCCTTAGCTGGACGGAAGACAGCGATAAACCTAAAATTTCTGAGCGGGTCTGTCGCTAGCTTAGAAAAGCGGGATAGGGAACTGGTAGCCATTTATTTTCTCCTTATGCTACTGTGACAACAGCGCCGCTGTCGTACTGGCTAATGCGGATAACTACGAATTCAGCAGGGCGCTGTAGAGCCACACCAACTTCAATGTGAACTTCACCATTTGCAATGCTGCTCGATGGGTTGTTGTCAGCGTTGCAGCGAACGTAGAATGCTGCATCTGGGGAAGCGCCACGTAGACCACCCTGCTGCCAGAAGTCTGTCAGGAAGTTGGTAGTTGTGGCAGTCAGCTCGCGCCATAGACGCTCGTCGTTTGGCTCAAAGATGGCAAACTGAGTTAGGTCGTTCAGTGCCTTCTTCAAGTAAATCAAGCTACGGCGAACTGGTACATAACGGTCAGCATAGCCAGCCTTTAGAGTGCGAGCACCCATGATTACGATTCCCGAACCTGGGATGTAACGGATAGCGTTAACTGGCTTAGATGCGCTGTTCATGGTGTCAAGGTCAGCGTTGCTAATCTTGATTACCGATACTGCACCCGATAGGCGAGCAGTAAGACCAGCTGGGGCCTTGAACACACCACGCGAAGCGTCAGTCGAAACATACTGACCGATAACTGCGGCACCTGCTGGAACAAGCGAAGTAGCACCCGCAACATACGAGGTAGGGTTAGGAATGGTTAAGCTTGGGTAGTACACAGCAGCTAGCGAGCTGGCAGTGTAGGCTAGAGCGTTAGACATCTGAGTAGTAACCGAAACGTCAGCTCCACCGCTTACCGAACCGTCAATAACTACAAACACATCTCCGCGGTTTTCAGCGTAAGTAATGAGAGCGTTAACGTCGGTAGTGCCAGTAACACCAGGGGCGTTTAGTACAAGAGCGTTAGTGATGCTATCAAACTTGCTAGTACCAGCAACAATCTGAGCAGTAGTAACTGCTGTACCATCCGAGCCAGAAGCAAGAGCCTGGTTAGAGGTTAGAGCTGGGTTGTCTAGAGTGTTGAAGGTGTTGCTAGGGTTTGCGTCAGTAACTGTAATGTAGTTAGAGCTAGCGTTAATAACCGAAGGTGCGTAGCGAGCATCTGCTGGGTTCATTGTAAGGTCAGTAAAACGCTCTACAATGTTTGACGAAGCAGTACCTGCGTAGGTGACGGTTAGGTCAAAGTAACCAGTAACAGTCGAGTCAGTGATTGTGATGTAAGTGCTGTTACCCCAAACACCAGCGTTAGCTGCGTTTACAATCAAGGTGCTAGCAGGGCTGGCGTTACGGTCATTAATGGTACGAGTAGCAGCAGCTGCACCCGAGCCAGTTACACGACCAATGTAGCACTGTCCACCGCCATTAGCGAAGAACAAGTAGACACCAGTAGTTAGAGTGTTGTTAGTTCCCCAGCTACCATACAAAGTGGTGTACTGAGTCCATGATGTGACTAGAGTTGCGGCAGTAGGACCCTTGTCAGTTGCACCTAGAAAAGCGGCTACTGATGTGGCGTCACTACCAACGACGGAAGGGATTGGCGTAAGAGTTTCTTCTACATACACGCCAGGACGTAAGTACGCCATTGGGTTTCTCCTTAGTTAGTGATTAAATACAAAAGTTAAATAGGTTGTTTGCCAGTAGGAATCGAAGTTGTAGAACTATTGATAAGTACAGTGGCAACTTCAGTAGTGCTACTTGGGCTGTATGCTGTACCTTCGCTACTCACAGTCACGGTGAAGATAGTTCTAAACAGTCTGCGACCGTTTTCGATAAAATCCCGCTTAGTGAATTCTTGTAGAATCATGTGACGGTAGCCCGTCTCTGTTCCCAAATCATTTGTGACAGCCAAGTATCCGTGCTGTCCAATAAAAACGTTGTTAAGTATGTATGCCGTAATTGTGCGGTCATGGCGAGGGTGACGAGAGTACGCAGTAATCTGGTAAGTCAAGTCCCAAGGAATAGGTACTTCATAGGTATACGCTTTGCCGTTTACTGGAGCGACGGTTCCCTGCGTATCGTTGTCTACAATAATGCCCGACTGCTGGCGGTAGCTTGCACGGGTGTAGTCAATAAGCTCTACAGTCATGTAGGGGTAGGACTGGCTACGAGTTTCTACGTCAGGATTGGCAAACCAAACGCCTACCTCACGGTTGGAATTCTTTTCATCTACTACATAGATACCGCGAAGGCGCTGTTTAAGCGCGTCGTCTTCTGATACACCAAGACTCATGGAATCACATCCGTAGCAACTAGGGCGTCAATCGTAGCGTCAGCAAGCTCAGAGCTAAAGTCATCGGTGTGGCGCTCCAAGAATAGGCGCATTACAGGATTTGGAGAAGAGGTATAGGTTCCATACTCAAGGTCTTCAATGGCCTCAGCGTTTTCTTCGCTGTACTCTATTGATAGACCTGATTCGTCAATAACTACTTTTAGGCTATTAACTAATTTAGAAGGCCAGCCAGCGGCTACGGCGTCTTTGCGGAGCAGCAGAGTAAACTTAGGGCCCATAGCCTTTAGCTGCTTAAGTATCATACCTTGCAAGTCTGTAGCCATAATTATCTACGACCGCCTCTGCCAATAATAAAACCTACAGCAAGCGCCATTAATAGGCTGTGCTTTGTCTTCTCCTGGGTAGCGCCATGCAAGAGGCCACGAACAAAGTCGTCACTTCTAGCATCAGATACTTTAGTATCTTTGTCGGTATTCGACATGGCAGTCTCCAGTGGAGTAAGCAAATAAAACCTGTAGTTCCCGCATAGACCTACACCTCAATGGTAAAAGAAAAGCCCTGCATTTCGCAGGGCTAACCTTTTATTTAATTACTTGCCAGACTTCTTCTTTAGCTTGTCAGCTAGAGCCTTGTCCT